TATAGTGGTCTTTTTGCTGGTAGCTGCGACCTTGTTTGTAAGCACGATGGTATTGAAACTGTTGTAGACTTTAAACAGTCAAATCGCCCAAAGAGAGAAGAATGGGTCACTGATTACAAATTACAATGTGCAATGTATGCATTAGCCCATGATGATCAACATAAAAGCAGTATAGAACAATGTGTTATCATGATGGTTACACCAGATCTATACTATCAAGAGTGGAAGTTAAAAGGCAACGAACTACGGCACTATAAACACGAAGCTTTAAAAAGAATAGATAGATTTTATGAAATGAAGAGAGATGAGAAAGAAAACGCAAAAGTAGAAATAAAGGAGGAAGACT